TATAATCCCCTGATTCCTCGGTTTCGCGCCTCGCGCGCATTTCGGGGGCGACTGGTTTCGACATGGTAAGTTCGAAGTGAGGAGCAGGTCGTGGTCTCCTCGCCACGTTAAACAGGGGTAACGTCAAGTTAATTGGCAAGAAGAACACTTACAGCGCTCCGGCGCTCGCCATGGCTGCTTAATCGCGCTTGGCTGCCGAACCCGCATGTTCCCCGATGCGGGCAAGGCATCATCTGAGGGGAATGCCCCGCGGCACGTAGCCGGTATGGCTCGCGGGAAAGACTGAACCGGCTCGGGGCGTCGACGCTGGTCGACGAGCAGACGCGCCCCTAAACCCGATCGTCGACTAAGCTTGTAGCGCCTTGCGGACAATTTAGTATGGACCGGAGTTCGATTCTCCGCGCCTCCACCAGAGTTTGATCGTGCGAACTGCCTCTGAGCTGCGGCTCTCAGGTAGTTCGCCGATTCCGAGGGATTGTATTTCCTCCAAGGTGAGCCTGCTCGGCTCCCCGTCGAAGGTGAAGAGCACGATGGCAAGCTCCTCGTCGACGTACACCTTGTCTATGAACGTCTCGACCAGCTTTTTCGCCCAGGCGTCGTGTTTGTCGGCGTCTTCCACGAATCCCCTGACGAACCTCTCGACCTTCTCGGGAGACAGAGCAGCCTTCTCTATCGCAGATTCCCTTGCCAGTTGTCCCTCAAGTTCGGATATGCGGCTCTCAGCCTCCGTCAAAGCCTCTTTCACGCTCGATGCGGGAACTCCGTCGGCTATCGAGTCAACGAGCCTTCTGCGGCGGATCTTAACCTCTCTAATCTCTTTCTCAAGCATCTCCCTCTTGTTCAGCCTGGCCTCGGCGAAGTCGAGGAACGACTCGCTCATGGCGATCACGGAGCTGTCGTCGCGCAGCATGTCCTGCAACGCCGAGACGATCGCTTCCTCAAGCTGCTTCGAGGGAATATTCTTGACGTCGCAGCCCTTCTTGCAGCAACCGTAGTACGTGTACTTCCTGCCCGTCTCCGACGTGCCCGAGCGACCGTTCACGGATGCCCCGCAGCGGAGGCACCACAGCTTCGAGGAGAGCGCGTAGCTTGATCGCGCAGGGGCTTTCTTGCGGGAGCCGTGATCTTTGAACATCTGCTGCATCCTCTCGAACTTCTCGCGCGTGAACAGGGGCTCGAAGGCGTTCTCCACCCTGATCCCCGCATAGCTGTAGATACCTAGGTTCGCTTCGTTTTGGAAGAACTTGGAGAGGCCGGCAGGCGTCCACTCCTCTCCTCTCTTGTTGCGTATGCCGCGCATCTTGCACCAATCGGCCACAGCCACGGTAGATCCCGTCTCAAGGTAGTGATCGGCCATCATGTTTGCTCGCTCGTATTCGACGGGGTTCAACACGAAATGATCGTCGGCGTCCACGTCGTATCCGTACCTTCGCACACCGCTGGCCTTGAGGTTCCTCGCGTTCTTCTGATTGCCTTCGCGGATGAGCACTGACAAGTTACGGGAGTAATACTCTGCGAACAGCTCGTCCAGCCCCTCGTGGAGGAAGCCGTCGGGCGTGTCCCTGCTCTCGCCCTCCCGAACGGACACCATGCGCACCCCCGCCTCGCGCAGGCGCCGCTTGTACCGCCTCGAAACCTCGACGCTCCTCGCGAAGCGGTCGAGCTTGTAGACGACCAGGACGTCGTACGCGCCCCGCTCCCCGTCGCTGATGCAGCGCTGGAAGGCGGGGCGCTTGTCGTTCGTGCCCGTCATGGCGAAGTCGGCGTAGACCTCCCCCACGACCCACTTCTCGCGGCCTATGAGCTGCGTGCAGCGCTCAACCTGGATCTCGATGGACTCGTCGCGCTGGGAGTCGGAGCTGAACCGCGCGTATATTGCTGCGAGCGTCACGCGCTCAAGACCTGCTGCTCGAAGTCGTACACGGTGCGCATGAGCATGTTGCGCTGGCGGTTGGTGCACTTCTCGTAGATCGAGATGAAGTCCCGCACGTTGTCGTCTATGCTCAAAGCCTGGTCGAGGAGCGCGCTCTGCGCCTCCTCGCCCGTCTCGATCCACTTGCTGAGGTTCGCGATCTGGGCGCTGCTTTCGCGCAGCGCCTCCTGCATGTCGATTGACTCGCGAATCTCCGCGTCCGTCTTGAAGAAGTCGGAGACGTTGCAGCTCAGCACCTCTGCCAACCTGTAGAGGATGTCTAGCTTCGGGATCGTCCCGTTCGCCTTCCAGTTAGCCGCGCTGCTCTTCCCCAGCTTGGCTTCCTGGGTGACGGCGTACGGGGATGTTCCTTGCGATTTGCAAATATGCTCGAAGTTCTCGTAAAAGAGCAGCTTGTTCTGGCTGTCCACAGCATCCTCCAAGAATTATCAAAAAATCTAGTTGACATTAACTTATAGGTAGGTAATAATGCCTAACCATAAGGTTAACAACTGAAGAACATAAACAATCAGAAGAGCGAGGAGTGACCCGCTTGACTAACTGTTTCTTTTATTCGGTTGGGTTACCAATTATATCGAATGTTATCTAGTCATTCAATAACTTTTTTTGAATTGTCGGATACGCATTCGGCTCCTTGACAACTACATAGCCGACTTCTCCGGAAAGGAAAAAGACGCTGGCGTCCGGAGAGCCTGACCAGGGCCGTGACCCTCCTCGGCGAGAAGTCGGCATTCGTATCCGAAATCTACTTTGCGAAGGAGGTAAGCGATGTGCAAAGAGATGAGAGACGAAGTCCTGCGCCTTTTGGAGAAGCTGAAGCTCACGCAGGCGGAAGTGGTTCGACGCATCAACGAGAACAGCTCCTACAGACTGACGAGGCCGGAGTTCAACACCTATCTCAAGGGTCTGAGCACGCCGAAGGCGAACAGGGTTCTGATGGACGCCCTAAAGGTTCTGCTGCGCGAGGAGGGAGAGCGGGAGGCCCTTCTGAGCGAGGCAAAGAACCTGTGAGCCTCTTCTCTCGGCTGCCGGATAGCAACAAGAACTCCCTCATGGACTTCTTGTTCGAGATCTATATGGAAGGAGCTTTGAATGAATGCTACGGGTGAGCGCCGCCCCGGCCAAGGAAACGGCGCTCGAAACGGGCGAGAACCCGCGAGGAAGATTCTAGCACGCAGCTTCCCGCGAGTTTGCGTAGGGGTCATAGGCGCGCTTGGGGTAGCCATGGCGATTCACTTCAGCGCCGTGGACGAGAGCGTTGTGTGGGTCAGCTCCTACTCAGGCTTGCTGATAGGCTTAGCTCTGGGGAACGTCAGCGGTGAGCTGCGATGATCGAGCTTTACGACCACCAGAAGACAGCTCTCGGCCTGCTGCGTCTGAACGACGGCTTCGCCCTGTTCATGGAGCAGGGAACGGGAAAGACCTTCCCCGTGCTCTTCAGGCTTGCCGAGCTTGCCGAGAGCAGGCGCATCAGGTCGGCGCTCATCGCGGCGCCGAAGGCGGTTTGCGCGTCATGGGAGGAAAAGATCGAACTCCTCGACGAGGCCCAGCGAGCGGCGCTCAAGGGCGTAGATCTGGTGATAGCGTCGTACGACATAACGTGGAGGCGCAAGGGAATCTTCGACGCGACCTTCGACGCCGTCGTGTTCGACGAGTCTCACTACATCAAATCGCCGGCGGCGAACCGCACGCAAACCTGTCTGAGGATCTCGTCAAGGGCCAAGTACCGCTGGATCCTGACGGGCACGCCGACCAGCAACGGACAGCTCTGCAACCTGTGGAGCCAGTTCGCGGCGATCGACCCCGTGGTGACTACGGCGGGCAACGGGCATCGGCTCGTGTACCCGCGCTGCCTCGGCGGCGACAGCTACTACAAGTGGATTCAGCGCGTCGCCTATCTCAACAAGTGGAAGAAGCCGTACAAGTACAAAGACGTGTCGGCTATTCAGGCGGTCATGGGAGAGATGTCATACCGTATCACCAAGGAGGAATGCCTCGACCTGCCCGAGAAGCTTCCCGACGAAATCCTCTACTGCGACCTCGGCCACTCGGTCAAACGACACTACGGGGAAATGGTCAAAAGCTCGGCGATCACGTCACTCGACACGCTGGCAGGCAACCCCCTCACGCGCTCCCTCCGCCTGCGGCAGATGTGCTCGGGCTTCGTTGACACAGAGAACGGCGAGCGCAAGGAGTACGCCTGCCCCAAGGAGACCGCGCTCAAGGAGTTCCTTTCTGACTTCGAGGGCAAGTTCGTGGTCTTCTGCGAGTTTCGCCACAGCGTGGACAGCGTCGGCAGGCTGCTCGGAAAGCTGGGCATCAGGCACGTCGTGCTAGACGGAAGGCAGAGGGACAAGGGCATATGGCGCAAGTTCCAAGACGACGAGGGAACGCAGGCGATCATCTGCCAGTACCAGAGCGGCAGCGCGGGCATCGACCTCTTCGCAGCAGACACGTGCATCTTCTACGAGCCGACGTTGCGAAGCGACCTGCTTGAGCAGGCTCGGGACAGGATCCATCGCGTCGGGCAGAGCCGCCCGTGCAGCTACTACTTCCTTCTCACCGCGGGAACCGTCGAGATAGCGATCTACAACGCTCTCAAGAACTACTCGGACTTCAACGAAGCGCTCTTCGCCGAGTACATAAGCGAGTACACGAAGGGGATGGAATTGTGAAGAACAGGATTCTGAAGGCGATGGCGAAGTGCTGCGATTCGAAGCACCACGTCTTGCGCGACATCGTGTTGTCAGGAGGGACGCTCTACGCGACAGACCAGTACGTGGCAGTCACCTACGAGGAGAACTGGGTGCTGCCGACATACACGGCGGACATGATCGTGCCTCAAGCCTGGGTACGGGAGTACAAGCCCTCGTGCGAGGTGGAGGTGAGCGAAGGCGGGTTCAAGTTCTCCGGCACGGGGAAGCCCGTGTTCGAAGAGATCGACGACGGACGGTATCCGGCGAAGAGCATAGAGAAGATGCTCGACGGCGCTGAGGCAGCCGGCTCGGATGACAGGTTCGCGTTCAATCCTAGGCTGGTGAAGAAGGTCGTGGACGTGTTCATCGCCGCCGACATCGACTTCAAGGTGAGCAACTGCGGCACGTTCCTCGCGTTGCGCGGCATACGACGCTCATCCGACCGTGCGATTGCCGAGGCATGCGCGATAGTCATGGGCAAGAGGTAGCGCCATGGCTCTCAACGACTACGAGATCATCGTCTACGACTGCGAGGTCTTCGCATACGACTGGCTGTTCGTGTTCAAGGACTACAAGAGCGGCGAATACACGTCGTTCTGGAACGACCCCGACGGCCTTGCCGAGTTCATGGAGGAGAACGAGGAGGCGGTATTCGCCGGATTCAATAACAAGCACTACGACCAGTACATCCTCAAGGCGATCGTCGCCGGGTGCGACCCGGAGCAGGTCAAGGAGGTCAACGACTGGATCATCGGCACTGACAACCAGCCGTGGGAGCATCCGTACCTCAATGGCTTCTTCTACAAGTTCCACAACACCGACCTCATGGACGACACGCAGAAAGGCACGTCGCTCAAGTCGATAGAAGGTCACCTCGGCATGGGCATCGAGGAGTCGACGGTTGACTTCAGGATAGAGAAGAAGCTTACGAAGAAGCAACGCGCCGAGGTGGAGAAGTATTGCCGCCACGACGTTGACGCGACGACGGAGCTGCTGAAGATCCGCTGGGACTACCTTGAGACAAAGCTGCATCTCGCGGGCCTCGCCGACATTGATCCATACGATGCGCTCGGCATGACCGACCCGAAGCTGGCCGCCGCCCTGTTCGGAGCCGATCAGAGATACCTGCAAGCAGGCATCGCGCAGGGTATTGAAGACAGGCTCGGGCGCGAGGCCGCGGAGCTCGCCTCCGAGGATTACTTGGCCTATCCCGCAGACTACGACGAGCGCGACTACAGGTTTCCAGATAGGCTCGACTACGACCTCGTTCCCGACGAGGTCGTGGCGTTTTTCAAGCGAATCGCCGACACGAGCATCGACGACGAGGAGCTTTTCAGCTCGACGCTTGAATGCGAGATAGGCGGATGCCCCGTCGTCTACGCGTTCGGAGGAATCCACGGCGCCCTGCCGAAGCACAAGGAGCGTGCTGGAAATGGCAGGATCCTCCTCAACTACGACGTATCAAGCCTGTACCCGTCGCTCATGATCGAGTACGGCTACGTCTCTCGCGCAGTGCCGAACCCCGACATCTTCAAGGGCATTCGCAGCGAGCGATTTGCAGCCAAGAAGAGCGGGGACAAGGTGACGGCCAATGCGCTCAAGTCGCCGATGAACAAAGCGTACGGGGCCATGGGGAATCCGTACAACGCCATGTACGACCCGAAAAACAAACTCTCCGTCTGCGTGAGCGGACAGCTGTCAATCACCGAGCTCGCCGCTGTCTACGCGAGCGTCGACGGCCTGCGCATCATCCAGCTCAACACCGACGGCGTCATGATCTCCATTCCAGAGGAGCGCTACGACGAGGTCATCGCCATCAACGAGTGGTGGCAGAACCAGACCGCCTTGGAGCTTGAGGAAGACCGCGTCGAGTTCGTCTGGCAGAAGGACGTGAACAACTACGCCATGCGGAAAACCGACGGCTCGGAGAAGGTCAAGGGCGCATACCTCGTGCGAGGCATCAGCCCAATCGGCGCGTGGAGCATCAACAACAACGCCGTCATCGTCGCCGAAGCGCTCAAGCGCTACCTGCTCGACGGCACGCCAGTCGCTCAGACCATCAACGCCTGCGACGACCCCATGGCGTTCCAGCTCATAGCGAAGGTCGGGCACAAATACTCGGAGGTATACCAGCTCGTGCTCGACGAGAGCTCAAGCGAAGGGGAGACATGGGTGAAGGCCCCGGTTCAGAAGTGCAACCGGGTGTTCGCCACGAGAGACGGTCACCTGGGCCGGCTCTACAAGGTGAAGGCGGCAGACGGCAGCGTAGCGAAGGTCGAAAGCCTCCCCGATCACTGCCTGATCTGCAACGACAAGCCGCCCTCAATCCTGAACATAGACAAGTCGTATTACATCCAGCTCGCGGAGAAGCGAGCACGAGACTTCAAGGAGGAAAAGAAGTTGGCTACCACAGCAAAGACGAGCGCCAGGGGCGCGGCGGCAAAACCCGTCGACTACAGCGGGATGAACGTCTACAAGAAGCTGAGCCTCGCCCGGAAGATGTTCATGGACACCAACCCGAAGAAGAGCGGGACTAACGACCACGCCGAGTACGACTACTTCGAGCTTGAGGACATCGTACCGGAGCAGACGAGGATCTTCAACGAGGTCGGCCTGCTCGAAGTCTTCCGCTTCGAGCCGAGCAGCGAGATTTCATCCAGCGTCGGCTCGACGGGCGAGACCAGCACCCTGACGATTCCGGCTCTTGCGAAGGCGGAGGTCATCAACTGCGACAACCCTGACGACACCATCGAGTTCCAGCTCGCATGGGGCGAGGTGCCGCCGATCCTCAACAGCAAGGGCAAGGAGGTCAACAACGACATCCAGCGCAAGGGCGGCGAGCAGACCTACATGCGCCGCTACCTCAAGATGCAGGTGCTCGACATCGCGGAGCACGACGAGGTCGACTCGACGAATTGGGACGAGGCTGCGAGCAACGCCGCGAAGGCCGAGGCAGCCGAGAAGAAGGCGCCGAGCGCATCGCGCAAGCCGGCCGCCAAGAAGCCCGCTGCGCCGCGCAAGCCGGCGACCGCGTCCGAGCGAAAGAGCGCCGCTGCGAAGGTGACGGACGCTGACGGCGCCGCGACAACGCTTCAGCTTCGCAACCTGAAGAAGAACATCAAGGTCATGGTCGACAAGTACGGGGACGAGCATCCGGAGGTCGCTCAATACGTGGCGGAGCTCTCAGCCAAGACAGGCAAGCTCAAGACCATCACCAAGCGCGAGGCCGAGGCTGCGATCCAGAAGCTCGGCGAGATGAAGGCCGGATACGAGTCGGAAGGAAACGAGGAGTAGAGATGGATCTGCAGTGGAACAAGGACAACACCATCAGCATCGAGCCGCCCAAGCGGCCGAAGAAGATGACGGGGACGCGCTTCGCCAGCGTCCTCGGGCTCAACCGATGGAGCACTCCCTTCCAGATGTGGTGCGACATCACCAAGGCGTACGTCGAGCCGTTCGAGGACACCGTCTACACCTTAGCCGGCAAGGCGATCGAGCCCAAGCAGATCGAGTACATGCGAGAAGCGTACGGCATGGCAGACGACCTCATCGACCCCCACGACGTGTGGGGCTCTGACCCGTTCAAGAAGACCTACGGCAACTTCTACACCCACCCCGTGTTCGGGGGAATGTGGGACGCGCTGCTCGTAGACGAGTCGTGGGACAAGACGGCTGAAGGGCTCGTGGGTCACACGGAGGCCGTCCTTGAGTTCAAGACGACTAAGCGCGCCGAGGACTGGGAAGACGATGTGCCTGAATACTACGCGTTGCAGGCTGCGCTCTACGCGTGGCTGCTCGATTGCGACGACGTGATCATGGTGGTCAGCTTCCTGGAAGGCCCGGACTACGACCACCCAGAGGGCTACGTCCCCGACGCAGGCAACACGGCGACGCGCGAGTTCAAGGTGAGCGAGCGCTACCCGCGCTTCCTTGAGGACTACGTCAACCCCGCGATCGACTGGTGGAACGCGCACGTCGAGACGGGCGAGTCTCCTGCGTTCGACGAGGACGCCGACAAGGACTACCTGAAGGCGATGCGCACCGTGTCGCTCAACCCGGACACCGACGTCAACGCGCTGATCGAGGAGCTGGACGACCTTCAGGCGAAGGTCGACGAGAACAGCGCCAGGATCAAGAAGGAGGAGAAGCGAATCAAGGTCATCAAAGACCAGCTCAAGAAGTACGCGCAGGAGCAGATCGGAGACCTGGACACCTGCACGTTCTCCCACGGCCGCGTCACATGCAAGCTCGCGAGGATCAAGAGCCTGAAGGTCGACGAGAGGGCCATGAAGAAGGACGGCGTCTACGACAAGTACGCGAAGGCAGCTGAGTCAAGCCGCTTCACGGTGACCTTCGCCTAAGAGAAACAGGAGGAATCGCAATGGCAAAGATCGGGCTCATCAAGGGGTTCCGCAACCTCGAAGTCGGCAAGGAGCAGACGCTCCTCATCAAGAAGGTCAGCTACGAGGAGAAGTACATGAAATGCAAGATCACCTTCTCCGACGCGGAGGATCGCACCCTCACGGAGCAGTTCAGCTTCAAGGGCAAGAAGAAGGGCACGCTCAACGAGGTCGCCCTCGGGATCTTCAGCACCATCGCAAAATGCGCCACGCATGACTTCACAGACCGCGAGATCGACCCGGAGGAGATCGAGGGCCTGTACGTCGTGGCAGACGTGTACGAGCAGGAAGTCAAGGACGAGGACGAGAACGTGACCGGCACCTACAAGCACATCCGCAACTTCAAGGAGGCGGACGTTGACTTCGAAGAGGATGCCGACGAGGACATCGACGACATCGACGACTACCTGTAATGCGCGAGGCGAGGTTGCAGAGACAGTGCCTCGACTGGGCAAGGAGAGAGCAGCGAGGGAAGCTCCTCGTCGTGAACATCCACGGCGACGGCTACTCGAACAAGGGGTTTCCCGACCTGCTGGTGTTCGGTCGAGGCCGAGTCGTGGCCGTCGAGCTGAAATCCGACAGCGGCTACAAGCTTCAGCCAGACCAGGCCCTGTGGCGCGACAGGCTGACGGCCGTGGGAATCCACCACCACGTGATTAAAACGCTAGACCAGTTCGTAGATACGATCAAGGAGGAGTTCGATGAAGCTCAAGGATGAGTACAACGACCGAGGCGCATTAGTCGACTACATGCTCGACACGCATGACGGGCAGCGCGTCCTGTCGAAGATGCCGGCCACGGTCGCAGAGGAGATCGCGAAGCGCGCAGACGACGTGGCGCTCGGCGACGAGAAGGGGTTCGAGCTGATCGTCAACGGGGAGACCTATCTTCCGAAGGACATCTTCGAGTTCGAGGACGGCGAACTCGAGAAGACGGCGCCGAAGAGGACGCGAAGGGCCGCGAGGGGAACCCGCCCTCGCAAGCCCGCAGAGGCGCAAGAGGAACGCGAGGAGTAGGCACATGCCGACACTGATGGACAACATACCCCACGAGCTGCGAGAACTGCAACGCTGGGTATGCGCGAACGCCGACTCGAAGCGGCCTATGAGGTGCTTCGAAGGCAAGGCGGCATCGGTGAGCAAGCCAAACACCTGGGGAGATTACGACGAGGCCGCCGACGCGGTAAGGCAGGGCATCTACGAGTACGCGGGGTTCGTGTTCGACGGTGACGGGTACGTCGGCATCGACATCGACTGCGCCTTCGACGGCGACGGGATGCCGACTGACGAGGCGTTGGCGGCCGTCATGGCCTGCGCGAGCTACACGGAGCTCAGCAAGAGCGGCAAGGGGTTTCACATCATCTGCAAGGGCGAGCTTCCCTTCAAGGGCAGGAACAACCGCAATGGATGGGAGATCTACCGCGAGGGCAGGTACTTCGTCCTCACGGGCAGAACCGTCATGTTCTCGGAGATAGCCGAGGCGCAGGCTGGCATCGAGCTGGTGCTCGACGAGCACTTCTCCGACGTCGAGCGCAGCGGCGGCGAAGGCCGGCGCAACAAGATCTGGAAGCCGTCGTGGGCCGTTGACGAGGCAACGGGCCGCATGTCCGTATCGTACGAGGAGGTCTCGCAGGGCAGCCGGCACCTGGCGCTCGTCAGCCTGTGCGGACACTTGCACAGCTGCGGCGCGCACAAGTCGGCCGTCTACAGCTCGGCCCTCGCGGCGAACGATCAGTACATGCGGCCCCCGATCCCCGAGGCGGAGGTTCGGCAAGTGGTCGACTCGGTGACGAGGTACAGGAGGTAGCCCATGAAGGCTGAAGACTTGCTCTCGCCTTGCGATGACCTGGTTACGACGACGAGGAACGCGACGAGGCTCAGCAGGCTCTCGGAGAGCATTGTGGCGGCGTTCCTCAGATACGGGGCAGCCAAGGCGACGGTTCACCACGAACGCACCGAATACGACCTGGGGACGCTCTACCAAGGACTTCGAAACGTCTGCAAGAAAAGCGAGTTCAAGGGACTCGTGATAGTTCGCAAGCAGCAGGAGCGACTGATCCTGCTGAAGGCGCGGCAGAGACCGCATGAAAGGAATCCAAGATGAGAGACATGCAAAACGGGCGCATTAACGTCAACTACTACCCTCCGAGCGCGAGCGGCGGGCGCTCGGCGCAGGTCGAGATAATAGCTGACGTGGAAGGCGAGAAGTTCGAGAAGGTGAATGCAGCGATAAAGGCGCGAGGCGCATGCGGCGAATTGACCGCGATGCGCGTGCTCAGCATTCTCGCAGACAACACGGCGCGAGTCAGCAAGGCCATCGGCAACGACCAGGCGACCATTCTGTTCTGGGATGACGGCGAGAAGACCGTGGTGAAGTGCCGCGAGTGCGGCGACGGCAGATGCCTGTTTGACAAGGACATGAGAGAACGCCTTGAACGCCGCAAAAGCGACGCGGACTCGAATGCGAGCACGGACGAGGATCGAGAAGAGCTCGTCGACTTACTAAGGCGCAGCCTGTTCTGCGATCTGCACTTCGACTCGGAAAAGGCCGTCATGGCGGCCATGCTAAAGCGCCTCTACCCGAACTTCCAAGACGTGCTGCGCGCCATCGCAGGTGATGAGGATGAATAGGCCCTTCGTGTTCAACTTCCCCCCGACGAAGTTCAAGGTAGGGGTTGACGGGATGACCCGCAGAGGTCAGGCAGACCAGATCGCCCAGGAGGCCGCAGAGGTGTTCTCCGCAGCAGAGAGCGGTAACACGGCCACGTACATCATGGAGCTGCTTGACTGCGTGCACGCCTGCGAGACGGCGCTTCGAGAGTTCTCGCCATACACGCCGGGAGCGTATCGCGACGATGTGATCAAGAAAAACTACCAGCGAGGCTACTACGGCGATAGCGTCGACGACTGCTACTTCGAGGAACCAGACGACGTCTTTCATCCCAGCCACTACCCAGAGGGAACCATGGATCGCATCGAGAAGATAGTCGAGGGCCTGCCCGCGAGGGAAGCCGCGAACCTGTACGCGTTGCTGAAGTACGCGATCCGCGCTGGTGGCAAGGGCTCCGTCGACAAGGACATAGCCAAGGCGAACAACTACGCGCACAGGCTCGTGTACGGCGAGTGGAGGTGGCAGCATGAGCAAGAGGCATAAGATCGAGGTCTTCGAGAGCATCGGCGTCCTGCCCTCCGTCTCCGTGTCCCTCTACCATGACAGGAACAAGCTGTCTCGCGACCTGCGAGAGCGACGCATAGAGAAAGACCTCTTGGTCAACTGTCATGCTCAGACCTTCGGCGCCGACTACGGCAAGGGCTTGGTCTACTTCGTCCTGATGGAAGAGCGCCAGAATCACCCGCTGTGGCAGCAGCTGTCACTGCTCGCACACGAGGCCAGCCACATCGCTTGCAGGTATTTCGAGAGCATCGGCGAATCCGAGCCCGCCGAGGAGGAGCGCGCGTACGTGACGCAAGCAGTCGCGGGATGCCTCTTCGACGCTCACCTGCAATGGCTTGGCAAGCACAGCTCGGAGACGCCGCGATGAGGTACATCAGCTTGTTCAGCGGCATTGAGGCTGCGTCGGTGGCCTGGATGCCGCTCGGCTGGGAACCGGTGGCGCTCTCGGAAATAGACCCGTTTCCCTGTGCGGTTCTCGCCGAGAGGATGCCGTCGGTGCCGAACCTTGGGGATATGACGAAAGTAGATTGGAGTGAGTACCATGGAGCAGCAGATCTCGTCATCGGCGGATCTCCCTGCCAGTCGTTCAGCGTCGCTGGACTTCGCAAGGGCCTTGCTGACCCTAGAGGAAACCTCATGCTCGAATACCTCAGAGCTTGTAGCGAAATTGATCCCGAATGGATCATATGGGAAAACGTCCCGGGAGTTCTATCCGCTGATGGAAGGAGGGCTTTCCAGACCTTCCTCGAGGCGGTGGTTGAACTGTGGCCTCGCGGCGGTGTCTGTTGGCGGATCATTGACGCTCAGTTCTGCGGAGTACCCCAACGACGCCGTCGCGTGTTCGTTGTCATCAATACTAGAGACTGGCGAAGATCTGCTGCGGTATTGCTTGAGCCCGACTGCCTGCAAGGGAATAATCCGTCGAGCCGAAAAAAGAGGGAAGAGCTTGCCGCCCGTGCTGGACGCGGCGCTGCGGGCGGTGGTTGCTTCGGATTCAGCTACAAGTCAAGCCCTGGGGCCGGGAGCATAGGATACGACCGCGAGATAGCGCCGTCTCTGCTGGCAGCGCGAAACGATGCCGCCTGTGTTCAACGCACGTGCACGCAATTCGGCGAGGAGATCGCCGGCACTTTGACGGCACGTGCCGACTCGTCGCCGTGCGCCGACAGGGGCATGAATGTAATCTGCATGCAAGAGACGGTGAGCGACTTCGTGTCCTGTGTCGACCACACTCCTCCGATCAAGGCATCGCAGGCAGGGTCACCGCAGATCATCTGCTTGTCTGACACGCAGGCAAACACAGCGGCTGAAGATGACATGTGCGGCACCCTTTCGGCTCATTCAGCAAAGGACGCACCTGTAATAGCATCCAACGGCGAAGGCTTTGTGGGAGCCTTGTGTGCCAGGGACTTCAAAGGAGTCGGATCGCAGTTTGTTCACGAGGGCAAGGTCTTAGCTGTCAAATCCGAATCGCATTACATCGTGCGTCGCCTCACCCCACTCGAGTGCGAGCGCCTGCAAGGCTTTCCTGACAGCTGGACGCGAGTGCCGTACAAAGGCAAGATCGCCGATGAGTGTCCAGACGCGCCGCGATACAAGGCGCTCGGCAACTCGATGGCTGTCCCCGTGATCCGATGGATTGGCGAACGAATTGAGATGGTCGAAGACCTAATTGTTGACTTAATGCTAGAAGGGGCGTATCGCCCACTGAGGAGAGAGAAATGCTGAATATCGACTTGCTGGTGATCTGCATCACCATCGTCATCTGCGTCATGCTCGCGGCGTCTGTGGCCTTGAGGGCCATCGACAAGAAGGCTGAGGCGAGTGCTAAGCCGCCCTCGCTTCTGGAAGCACTGGCTCGTATCGTAGGCTCGCCCGACGAGACCGAGAGCGGTGATGACCGATGAGCGCAGAGACGCTGTCCTGCGTGTTCTCAGGGCTGGCGGCGCTCATCTGGGCTGGTCTCGGCGCCGTCGTCGTGCTCGCCGTCTGGGCTCTGCGAGAGCGCAAGCGCCAGAAGCACGAGCCGACCTGCGCAGCATACGCCGAGCTTTTGGGAAAGCCCTGCTGGATGAAGCGCAGCCGCAAGGCGAAGCGGTACGTGAAGTACCGGATCGTCGCCGTGAGCCACAAGGGATCCATCAACATTCGCGAGTGGGACGACGACAGCGGCAAGGGAGCGTTCTGGGTCAACAAGGACTGCGTCTCTGGACGCGTCAAGTTCTCTGAGCCGAACGCACTCCTGTCTACCGCAGAAGCATTGGCGGAAGTGCTGTCCGAGTAAGCGAGGCAGAAATAGCAGAAACGAGCTGGCGCGACATCGCGCCTTATAGATAGAGCGGAGAGGCAATGAAAGCATCAGAGTTCAAGGTCAGGTACGACAGCAACGGAAAGATCGACGAACTTGAGGAGTTTCTGGACACCGAGGAAGGCCGTGTGAGTCTCAAGGCGCTCGACGCGCATTGGGCTGAGGTGATGGCCCTCGCCGAGCGCTACGGCTTCATCACGCAAGCCTACGGAGGAGTCGCCACGCTTGCGACACACGAAGTCGTCAAACGCAAGCTCGGCACGACGAAAGAGGTGAAAAGGCTGCGCATGTGCAACACGGAGATGGTGCGAGTATGAGCAACATGATCAGGGTGATTGCCACGAAGGACGTTCCAAGGGACTGCTCTACGTGTCTGTACGGACGCACGGGAGGCTGCGCGAACGCAGACCGTCGCAAGGACTGGCTGCGATACGCGCTGTTCCGCGGGTGCCCGAGCTATTGGCTCGACCATAACCGCTTCGAGAGAGCGAGGTGACGAACGATGATCACCGACGACAAGCAGTTTCCCGATACTGCTGAAGAGCTGCTGGCAGAGTGCGAGGCGTTGTCGGACAAGTACGACTTGTACGACCTCGGGCGACCGAGGAACGGCAAGTGGCGACACGATCAGCGACCCGACGGCACCGAGGTCGGTGCCGGCGAATATCAGTACGGCGTCGCCATGATACCCGCCCAGTGGGTCATCCACGTGTTGGGAAAGCGAGAAGAACAATGATTGCACTCGAATCGTGCCCGTTCTGCGGCGGGGAGGCGCGGCTCCTGGAGGCCGCGCCGGAGGACAACGAGCATCTCCCGTTTCGCCATTTCACCGTCTATTGCCGCGGGTGCAAGACGATGATCGGAACGGTTATGCATAACCAGACTGACTTCTTCGATACGCCGCAAGAGGCTATAAGCGCATGGAATCGCCGAGCCGAGCGCACGTGCAGAAAAGTGCCTGGACGCATGAAGTATGGGGAGAGGCGCCCGAAGTGCTCAGAGTGCGGCTACAGCCTCGGCGACGAGAGATGGGCATACTGCCCAAAATGCGGCAGCAAGGTGGTGGAGGGATGATAGAGCTTAGGCCGTGCCCGTTCTGCGGGAATGTTGGCGATCCGCAACTCATCCATGCGGGCGTGAACATGTGGTATGTCAAGTGCTGCAACTGCGGCACTTGCTGTGGAGGCGCGCAGTTGAGCGCGGAGATGGCCGTCGACAAATGGAACCACCGAGCCGAGCGCACGTGCAAGAACCTCGACACGGTTCCAGAAGATAGAGACTATTTCTACCCCGCCCAGCATTTCGAATGCAGCGAATGCGGGCACAGGCACGTGAGTATGTCTTACGTCTTCTACTGTCCGTCCTGCGGCGCAAAGGTGGTGGATGACGATGATTAAAAAGACATGCGGGACATGCTATTACAGCATCCCGCGCAAGTACGGCCATTGGGTCAGCAACGACCTGATCTGTCTGTTGCAAGCAGTGTCAACCCACAGCGACAGGTGCGACGCGGCGGCGTGCGGATGGGGCTTGTACGGCACTGATGGAGGCCCTAACGGATGGAGGCCGAAGGAGGCCGAAGACGAAGTCCTCAAAGCCGAGCGAACATGCATGCCCATTGCGTGTGTAGAGGGTGCTAACAACGGTGCGTATAAGTTGTACGTTATGAACTGCTCGGAATGCGGTGAGTTTTTATCTGGGAGCTGTGACGAAGCTGTCACGTTGAGAGCATTGCCGAATTACTGCCCTAACTGCGGAGCTAAGGTGGTCGACCTATGAGCGGATACGTGTTCGACGGCCGCAGGTTCGCCGACCTCGACGACATCTACCTGGCAGGCATCAAGGCAGGGAGGGCGTCCGTAGAGCGCGGGGACGTGCGCACCTGCTCCTTTACGGTCGAGGTATGCCGCAGCGAGATGGAGGAGCGGGCAAAGTGCGGCCAGGGCGAGTTCGTGCCGCAGGACTTCCCGCTCGCATGGACGTGCTCGGCCTGCGCCCAGCAGTACAAGCCCGCCAGCAGGCGGCCGCCGTGGTTCGACTACTGCCCCAGGTGCGGGTGCAGGATAGTCAAGAAGGAGGGCGAGGAATGATCATAAGAATCCTCGAAAAATATGAGCTGCGCCCCATGGACGCGCACAACTGGCAGCTGTGGAGGCTGGCGAAGGACAAGGACGGAAACCCGAAGTGGCAGCCGATGGGCAGGTACTACCAGAGCCTGTCGCAAGTCCTCAAGAGCGTCTACGAGCGTGAGCTGAGGGTAGCTGAGGGAACCTACGACCTGCCCCGCGCGATCAAGCAGGCGCAGGCCGTGGAGAGGCGGCTGCTGGCCGCTGTCGAGAAGGAGGTCTTGAAATGAATGGCGAGCCGATCGACGTTCTGGACTCTGACGGCGTGCCGATCAAGGTCGGGGACACAGTTTGGCACATCGGACACGACGGCAGGTACACCGTAGAGGCCCCTACCGCACCTGAGGGTTACGTGAGCATCAAGTTGATGAACTGCGATACAGGCGTGATGGGGTGGTACGACCCGCAAAGGCTCACCCACCGCGAGCGTTACACGCAGGAAGCTGACGCGCATGAGAAAATCAACGCGGACGCGCTAAAGTGTACGGACGACTACTGGGAATGCTTCAATGAAAGTTGCAGCAAATGCCCTAGCAAAGTCGATGGCAAGACTCCGGCAGAACGTTACGGTGTGAAAGGATGTAGCGCGGCCATGAGGCTCGACCTGCTGCGCCGCCAGCGCGACCTGTGCCTAAGAGAGGCGCGTGATGCGGAATGAGCGAGCACTACCGCAAGCGCGGCGGAGACGCGGGGTGCGCGGGCTGCGTCCCCCTCGTCGTCGCGCTGATCTTCGCGTTCCTGTCCTCGGCCTACGTCGTGATCAGCTTCGCGTGCTTCCTGGCGAAGCTCGCGGCGTCGCTATGACGAGAGGAGGCTACCTGCAATGGAGGAGACCATCACGACGCCGCGCGTCGGATCGAAGGGAGGACGCAGCATATGAGGTGGAGCACCGCTGATTACGAGCTGTCCGACGGGTCGACCGTGCGCGGCGCCACGGCGGCGGCCATGCGCTCGCTCGACGCGCTCGACCCGCTGTCGCCCGACAGGCCCGTCGAGTACGCAGACGGCAACACCCGCGAGGAGCTGCTGAACTACCTGGGAGACCTGAGGTGGTGCGAGAGCATCGGCAGGTGCGTCGTGCGCGGCGACCGGGACATGTTCGAGCTGAGGGACGAGGGCTACCTGCACTGCGCCGTCGAGGACTTCCTCACGGCGCGGCTGCTCTGGGCGCAAGACCAGCTCAAGCGCCACCCCGACGAGAGGAAGCGCATCGGGGGCTACGTCAGCTTCGCAAGGCGCCAGGACAGCGCGGCGTGCACCAGGAGCATGCGCTGCTCGGTGAAGGAGCGCCTGCGCATCGACGTTTCCGAGCTCGACACGTCCCCAGAGCACCTCGGAACTGAGCACGGCGTCATGTCGCTCGCCACAGGAGAGCTGCCCGCCGACAGGGCCGACTGGCTCAGCGGCATGAACGGCGTCGACGAGGGCTACGACACGCTCGCGTTCAAGGTCACCAAGCGCGTCAGGGGCGAGCTCGACAGCACGTTCAGGCACATCGACCACAGCTACGACGAGAGGTGGGACGGCTTCGTTGACGAGATAACCGACGGCGACGAGGACAAGGCCGCGTTCCTGCAGCGGGCGCTCGGCTACTCGCTCTACGGCGGGAACCCGGAGAAGGCCACGTTCGTGCTCTGGGGAGCCAAGCGCGACAACGGCAAGTCGACTCTCATGAACGTCGTCAAGCACGTGCTCGGCGACTACGCGGGCAGCGCCAGCTCGGGGCTCCTGCTCGTCAACAGGTTCGAGAACTACACGGCGGCGAACCCCGTGCTCGCGGGGCTCGTCGGCAAGAGGCTCGTGGACGTGTCCGAGCCCCCGCTCGGCGCCGAGCTGAACGGGGCGATGGTGAAGAAGCTCGCGAGCGGCACCGACGAGATCAGCACCCGCCACCTGCACCGCGAGGAGTTCAGCTACGTGCCCCAGTTCACGGTCTGGATGCACTGCAACGCGCTACCCGTCGTGCGAGACCCCAGCGCCATCGACCCGCGCCACATGTTCGTGATCGAGTTCACGCGCAGCTTCACGGCGGAGGAGCGAGACCTCACGCTGGCCGACAGGTTCAAGTCGCCGGACGGCATGTACACCGTGCTGACGTGGATGCTCGAAGGCTACCAAATGTACCTAGAGGAGGGGCTGAACCCTCCCGAGTGCGTCGTGCGGGCCACCGAGGCGTGGCTGAGCGTGTCGAAGTCGTGGCTGCAATCGTTCCTCGACGAGCGCTGCGACCTGGGCAGCGACCGGAAGTGCCCGGTGAGCGAGTTCAAGGAGGCGGCGAGGGCTTACTGTGAGGCGCAGGGCGAGACGTTCATGCTGAGGAACATGAGAAACGCCCTCGAATCGGCGGGGATCTCGTCAGGAAGGGCCAGCGACGGCTCCCGGGTGTACAAGGGCGTGGCGCTGCTGCCAGCGGCAAAACCTAGCTCGAAAACGTCGGAAAGCGCCGTGAGATTTGGCAGAAACGTCGCAGGCAAGCCGACGATAAGGCTGACATAGCGACAAAACATGACATTTCTTGCAAAAGCAAGTCTCTTTGCAGAGCAAAATGTCATCTTTGTGAACTGGTAAAACATAGTATTTATGACAAATTGACATTTACTAATTATACGTACATGTGAGAAATAAGAATAAAAGCGTATTAAAAATAAAAATATAGAAAGTGTCATTTTGTCAGCTTCGACTTTCGGAGGTGAGGACGATGGCGTTGATCGGAATCGTCGGCGGGAGGGGCGGCGCACATGGGCGGTAAGGGAAGCGGGCGCTCGCCTAGAAGCCATGCGAACCTGCCCAAGGACGACAGGAACCCTGCCGTGGCGACGCGGATGGAGAACGTAGACCCGGGCGTGAACTCAAGGATAATGAGGTTCGGCAAGAGGCTCATGGCGTTCGAGGAGCCGGCATGGGACGACGAGGACGCGCTGATGCGGAGGTTCTACGACTATCTGGATCTGTGTGACGAGTTCGGGATCAGGCCCATGGTGAACTCCATGGCCCAGGCGTTCGGCATGAACAGGCAGGCGCTCTGGGGCGTCTGCACGGGCAGCGAGCACTACAGGAAATGGAAGGGAGTAACCCCGGCGTGCGTAAACGTGCTCAAAAAAGCTTACGACTTTTTGCAGACTTCCTGGGAGATTTACCTAACCGAGGAGAAGGGAAACCCCGTCAAGTGGTTCTTCCTGGCGAAGAACTACTTCGGCTACGAGGATCAGACCGTGCGCGTCCAGCGCGTCGAGGTCAACCAGACCAGCCTGCCGAGCCCGGAGGAGGTCGCGGCGAAGTACGCGCGCCAGCTCGGAAGGCAGCCTGAGGTCATCGAGATAGAGGGCGCTGAGGTGGCGACTCTGCCGCCGGCCCAGGACGACTGAGGCCCTGCGACTCTCGCGACTTTCCGACTTCCTGGATCCTTCTCGGAGCCTTCCGACTTTCGCGACTTTTCGACTTTGGGATCAGAACGCATGGGAACGAAGCCCCTGGCGCGATGCGCCGGGGGCTTTTCTCGTTTGCGGGTCTTGCGCGTTGGCGGGAGCGCGAGCTGCGCAGCCCCAAGGCGTGCGGGGCGCTCAAGTGCCGGGGAAAGAGCGCTCGAAGTGTTTTCCGAGGGCTGTCACGTCAGCGGGGCACGACGGGAAGTCATAGAATCGCATATGAGGTGTTTGCACTCGCGCACAAGGCGCTATTTCTCTCCGAGTAGTACCCCAAGCCATAAACAGAGTAAACGGGCTTCTGACGGGCCTATGAGCAGGCTTTGCGAGCAAAAGAAAACACCCGGGCGCTGGTGCGCGTCAGGCGTTCAGGTAAAAGAAAAGCCCCGCGCGCGGGGCTTTTCTTTTATTGCATGTCTAGGAGTTTTGCGAGTATGACGAGCGGCGTCACAAGAACGCAAATGATGAGATTTAGAAGTAACACAGTTAGTGCCTCCCTTCTCCGAACCAGTGTGCTTTCACGAAGGCTTGCGCCATTCGCCCTACTTCCACAAGATACGTTTTCCAAACCTCGTAATCATCAATTTTGTATTCGCCTATTCTGTGGTCGCACGTCGCACGCTTCCAGGTTTCGCGGTATTTCGTATAGCCGGCGGAAAAGAAGAGCTCCCGAACGTCGTTATAATAAACGAGCATATTTCCGTACTGTGCCAAATTATAGTCGGGTTCATATGGAAACGCGTTGATATAACGACGCACTTCCGCTATTCCCAGCTTTTCGAGGTCTTGCCAGATGTCATTACGCACAGCGTTCAGTGCTTGTGAGTTACTTAGCTTCGGAGCAGTCAATTTAAACACCTTCTATCTATGCGAAGTAGGACGGTGTAAACGTGCTGGGCCTGTGGCCGTACCATTCCGGATACGGCGGATCCATCAAGTCGAAGTTTGCAACGAGCGCGGAAACGTCGCACCACAAGCGCAGATCATCGTTTGCGTTCTCGTTGATCCACTCGGTAAACTCAGCCTTGCGCTTTGCGGTCATGCGCGCATAGTTGCGCTCTTCCATAAAGCGCCGCCTTTCCCGTTTGCAGCAGTTCGCCGCCTGCTCGTGAGCGATCTTCTTGCAGACGGTTTGAAACGTGTACCGCTCCCACGTGCGATTGTAATAGTTGCAAGTGGCTTCAATCTGCCCCAATACATCATCGTCAATGATGCATGCCGCGTCGTGAGCAAAACCGTTTCGAGTTTTGCGTGAATCACAAACAAATTGGATTCTGTGGCCGTTGCTCTCGTAGCTGAAAACCTTCATTTTGCTGTATCCTTTCAAGTGGTGGTTTTCCATCAAGCCCCGCGAACGCTGCAACCGCTCGCGGGGCGCTTTGCTTTTAGGCAGTTTTGGCGGCTTGGATCGCGGCCGCCTCGATGAACGCGGTTCGAGCTTCGCGCACCTCGCACATGATCGAATCTTGGGCGAGGGCTTGCGCTAGGGCCGGGATGCGTTCCCGGATGCCCTCGGCCTGGGCGCGGTCGAGCGCGCAGACCTCAACGCGCGTACTGCTTTCCGCTTCGCCCCGCCACATGCCGAAGCACGGAATAGCCGTATATGCCTCGATCCCCAGAAAAGCGCTTACGTTATCGCAAACGCTTTTCGTCGTGTGCGTGGGCGTGCCCTTTACGTTGTGCCCGATGGTCAAATATACGTTGTACTGCATTGTCAGCCCCTTTCTAGGCGATATATAAGGCTTTAACCTTATATAAGGCATGATATAAGGCTATAGCCTTATTGTAAATACCTCAAAGGTGAAAAATATAAGGTCACGGCCTTATGCTATTTACCGTGTGTTTTGGGTGTGCCCTATTTGAACAACGCTATATTTACCCTGCGCCCCGGTTTGTGCTCGTTGTTTGTATAGTCGGTGCGTCGCGCTGCTTTTGCTGGGAAGATTCTCATATGCTTGATCGCGGGCGGTCGTGCGAGCCCCGGGCAGTAAATAAGGAGTGCGGAAAAGGGGTAGGTAAGTGCTCCGACTAGCCGAGAAAAATAAAAATTTCGTTTGACAGGCCGTAGCCTTATAAGGTATAAACCTTATATCGAAAGGAGTCCAGATGAAGTTCGTAGAAGCGCTCTCGTCCATCATGCAGAGCAAGAATGTCACCAAGGCGGAGCTCGCCCGCCGCAGGGGCGTCAAGCCCCAGTCGGTCAACACGATGTTCTCGACCCAGAAGAAGGTGTCGGTCGAGCTCGCCGTCGAGATGGCGCGCGTGCTCGACTACAGGATCGTGCTCATGCCGTGCGACAAGAAGATGCCGGCAGGCTCGTTCGAAATCGAGGGGTAGGGTGACCTGAGATGACGGTCTACGGCTACGTCAGGGTGTCGACCAGAGAGCAAAACGAGGAGCGGCAGCTTCGGAAGATGAGGGAGCTCGGCGTCTCCGAGGGCAACCTGTACGTCGACAAGGCGTCGGGCAAGAACCTCGACCGCGAGGCTTACGACGCGCTCATGTCCGTCGTGTCGGAGGGCGACGTGGTGCTCGTCGACTCACTCGACCGCCTCGGGCGCAACTACTTCGACATCGTCGAGGAGTGGAGGCGGCTGACGCGCGAGGAGGGCGTCGGCATCAGGTGCCTCGACCTGGACTTCTTCGACTCGGCCAAGTTCCGCGAGATGGGATCCCTGGGAATCTGCGTCGAGGACATGCTGCTGTCCCTGCTCGCCTACGTCGCGCAGACTGAGCGCGACAAGAACCGCCAGCGCCAAGCGGAGGGCATAGCCATCGCGAAGGAGCAGGGCAAGTACAAGGGCAGGTCGAAGGCCGTGCACGACGCGGCTGTCGTCGCAGAGGCGGAGCGCGCGCTGCGCGAGGGCGGCAAGGCCGCCGCGGCCAGGGTGCTGGGCGTAGGTCGCGGCACCGTGTACAACATGATCGAGGACGGGAGGCTGCGAGCATGACACCGTACTTCGAGTCGATGGCGCGGCAGAAGAGGATCTGCCCGAGCTGCCTGGTGCATCTGCTCAGGTTTGAGCCCACGCCGCTCAACCAGGACGCGGCCGTGTGGCGCTGCGACGGCTGCGGGTGGTTCCAGACCGTCTTGGCCCCGAAGCCGGCGGAGGCGCCGCGCCGTGCGCGTATAATCAAGGCTGACTTCGGAAGGGGGCGACCGTGAACTACAGGCTGTTCGTCAAGAGATGGCTCGGCGCGACGGCTCTCTTGCTCGGGTTCGTCGCCTTGGCGCAGGATGTCGGCGCGCCCGGGTTGGCGCTCTTCGCGCTGACGGTCGTCTTGGCGGCGCTGCTCTTCCGCAGGACGCGCAAGGACGACGAGTGGATGCGGAGGTACCGGAGGGGCGAGCTGCCGGGCCAGCTTCTCGCCGGAGCTGTCTCCGACGCCGCTCCGGCTGAGACGAGCAAGAGTCGCAAAGCTGCCTCGTGCAAGGTGGCGCTCGTCGTGGCGACGGTGCTCCATGTGCTCGCCGCGCCGTTCCTGATCTTGAGGGACTTGCTGAAGATGCAGAAGTAGCTCGAAAAAGGGGAATCTGAAAACGGAGAGGTTCTGCCGTGCAAACGGTGGAACCTTTCTTGTTTTCGGAGGTCTTACATGAACAACCAGCTGCTGCTCGACGCGATCACGGCAAAGGCGCTCGGCGAGGCGTCGGCCGAGCCGTTCGAGGACGCGCTGTCCGTCTTGCCTTCCTTCTTGGAGGAGAACCCTGTGGCGGAGATGGCCTACGCGCGCTACATCAGGGAGCTCGCCAGCGACAAGGTGGTGGCGTGCGGAGCCGACGTCGCGGAGGCTGAGAGGATCATGCGCTGCATCGAGGGGATCCTCAAGCTGAACGCGCGAGCCGACCTGGACAGCTACATGCTCTTCATGGAGTGGAGGCGTGAGCCAGACAAGAGGTTCTGGCTGCCGAGGCGCCACGTGCTGTACCCGGTGTGCGAGGGCTTCCAAGACCTGGCGGACGACCGCCTCGACATCCTGATCGTGTCGCTCCCGCCGCGTGTCGGCAAGTCGACGACGGGCGTGTTCGCGGAGACTTGGCAGATGGGGCGCGAGCCGCTGAGCGCGAACGTCATGAGCGGGCATTCAGACAAGCTCACGAAGGGCTTCCACATGGAAGCGCTCAGCATAATATCCGACGACGAGACGTACCGATTTGCCGAGGTGTTCCCCGACTCCCCGCTCGTCGACAAGAGCATGGCTGACGAGACGATCCACCTGAAGCGCAAGGGGCGCTTCCCGTCGCTCACGTGCCGCTCGGTCGACGGCACGCTGACGGGAGCCGTAGAGGTCGGCAGGAAGGGCTGGCTGTACTGCGACGACCTCGTGTCAGACCGTGAGGAGGCTCTGTCGGCCGAGCGCATGGACAAGCTGTACGCGGCATATCTCAACCAGCTGCGCGACCGCATGCTGGACGGCGCGAAGGAGGTGCACGTCGGCACGAGGTGGGTGCCCAACGACGTGATCGGACGCGTCATCGACAAGAACGAGGGCAACAGGCGCTGCCGCGTGATCATCATCCCGGCGCTCGACGAGAGCGGGGAGACGAGCTTCGACTACCTCTACGGCCTGGGGTTCTCGACCAAGTACTACGAGGACATGCGCGACTCGCTGGAAGAGGCCGGCGAGGGAGACTCCTGGGATGCGAAGTACATGGGCGCGCCGCGCTTTATCGGCGGCTTGATGTTCCCCAAGGCCGAGCTCAACTACTACGACGAGCTGCCGGACGAGGAGCCTGACGGCATCATCGCCGTGTGCGACACGAAGGATCGCGGCGCGGACTACGCCGTGCAGCCCATCGGCTACATCTACGGCACCAGGCACTACATCGAGCACTTCACGTGCGACAACGGCCTGCCCGAGGTGGTTGAGCCGAGGCTCGCCGGCGCGCTGGCGAGGCACGGCGTCGGCAAGGCTTGCTACGAGTCGAACAGCGCAGGCGGCCGCGTCGCCGATTCGGTGGCCGAGAAGTGCAGGGAGCTCGGACACGTGATCGACATGAGGAAGAAGTTCTCCACCGAGAACAAGGAGACGCGCATCCTCGTCGATTCCGAATGGATCAAGCGGAGGTGCTACTTCAAGAGAGAGCCCGACGACGAGGATTACCGGCGAGCAATGGCGCAGCTCACGAGCTATACGACGGAGGGCAAGAACAAGCACGACGACGTGCCCGACGCGATGAGCATGTACAAGCGGTTCGTGACTCTGCTGATACCGGCGACGGTGGAGGCGATGAGGCGGCCGTTCTGACCCAGAAGGAACTCGTTGCGTCGCAAAGAAATCTATAGCACCCCATTGCACATCGCTGTTGCCTTCCGATCGAGAAGCGGAGAGGATTCGCGGCGGCGGAACCTCTCCGCTGTCGGTGATCCGGTCGTCGTCGCGCCACATGCTGCGGCAGGCGCGCTCCCCTCGCGCTATACGGCCGGCTCGCACCGTCTTCGAGAGAATCAGGGATGTGGAGCTTGGCTGACAACGTGAACAACGCGCAGGAGACGGGGCACGCGCCCAGCGAGTCGCATAAGCCCTCGCTAGACGGGGTCTGCGCCGGCGCGTTCAAGGGCCGCAAGGTTATCTACTCAGACTGCGAGCTCGTTGACGAGCGCAATGTCGTCGACGTGCTTCAAGAATCGCTCGCGGCCCATGCCTTCAACGCCGCCCAGATCGGCTACCTCTGGCGCTACTACAAGGGCGTGCAGCCAATCTTGTGGCGCGAGAAAGAGGTTCGTCCCGAGATCAAGAACGACGTGGTTGAGAACCACGCCCAGGAGATAGTCGCGTTCAAGATCGGCTACCAGCTTGCGGAGCCTTTGCAGTACACCTGCCGCATGCAGGGCGGCAAGGCCGACGACGGCGAGGCAAACGGCGAGTACGAGGACACGCTCGCAGACGTGAACGAGCTGAACACGCTCATGTTCGCCGAGGACAAGGCGTCGCACGACCGTGACCTCTTCGAGTGGATGTGCGTGTGCGGCCTGGGCTACCGCATGTGCGAGGTCGATTCGGAGTACGACGCGGAGGAGGGCGACGCACCCTTCGACCTGTATGTGCTCGACCCGCGCGACACGTTCGTGGTGCGCTCAAGCAGATACCACCATCGCATGCTCATGAGCGTGCTCATCTCGCACGACTTCGACGAGGGCAAGACCATCTACACCGTCTACACGAACAGCGGTTACTTCGAGATCGTCGACGGAAGAATCGTCGACAGCAAGCCGCATACCTACAGGGCGAACCCAGTCGTCGAGTACAGGCTCAACAACGCGCGGATGGGCGTGTTCGAGCCGGTGCTCCCGCTCCTCGACGCGATCAACAAGGTTGAGTCAAACCGACTCGATGACATCGAGCAGATCGTGCAGGCGCTCATGGTCTTCAAGGACTGCGACATCTCAGGCGACGACTACGACGAGATGCGCGAGAAGGGCGCCGTGAAGATCAGGAGCCTCGACCCCAGCGTCAAAGCAGCAATTGAAATGCTCAACAACCCGCTCGACCAGATCGGCACGCAGACAGTCAAGGAAGACCTCTACCAGAGCGTCGTGAACATCTGCGGCATGCCGAACCGCAACGGCCAGGGAGGCTCGACGTCTGACACGGGCGCCGCAGTGCTGCTGCGTGACGGGTGGACGCTCGCCGAGTCCCATGCGAAGAGTTACGAGCTTCAGTTCAAGCGCTCCGAGAGGGACTTCCTGCGCGTGGCGATGAGCGTTTGCCGACAGAGCAAGGACTGCGACCTGGACTTGCGCATACGCGACATCGAGCTCGCGTTCAACCGACGCAACTACGAGAACATCATGGCCAAGGCGCAAGTTCTGACAACGATGCTTGGGACAGGCAAGATCCATCCTCAGCTCGCGTTCCAGGCGTGCGGCCTGTTCACCGACCCGGACGCCGCCTACAAGCAATCGTGCGAGTATGCGGAATCCAACGACGTGGGCGTGGGAGAGGCGGCTCTCGCCGTTGCCAGGAGCCAAGCCGTCGAGCAAGGCTCTCAGCGTGGGTCGCAGGCAACCGTTCCTGAGCCAGATGACGGCAGCAGCGCGGCAAATGCCGCGAGCGCATAGGCGGCCACTGCGTCAAGTGGCAGATGTAATCCGTGCGGTGCCGACCGCGTGACCAAGCGGCGTAGACGGAGAAAGGCGGAAGCGGTGAAGAGAGAAGACGTCAAGGCAATCTTCCCAAACGCAACTGACGAGGAGATTGACAGCCTGCTGAACAAGGTCGGCGACGAGCTCAACCCCCTCAAGCGCAAGCTCAAGAACGCAGAGGCCGAGCGCGATGAGACGAAGGCGTCTCTCGTCGAGGCTCAGGCCAGCGAATCTGACTACAAGCGTCAGCTTGACGAGGCCAACGCAAAGCTCGAATCCGGCATGAGTGACGAGGAGCGGCTTGCGCAGCGCGAGAAGGCGGCTGAGGAGCGTGAGCGTGAGTTCACCTTGAAGTCGAACTCGCTCGACGCCAAGGCGATATTCGTCGAGGCGGGGTGCTTCGACGAGGCTGACATCACTGGGCTGGTCGAGCAGGTAACGAGCGAGGACGGCGAGGAGACCAAGGCGCGCGCAAAGCGAATCGTGGACACGGTCAGCAAGCAGCGCGCAGCCGTGAAGCAAGAGACGGAAGACGCCTTGCTGAGAGGCAATCCCAAGCCGAATGGCGGCGGAGGCAATAGCGACGGCGCTCCGACCACCCTCAAGGATTTCCTTGCTCTGTCGGATGCTGAGCAGATCGCGCTCAAGGAAGCAGACCCGACGATTCTCTCGCAACTGAAGTAGAGACTAAGGAGAAACGGATATGCCAGGAACAGTGACAGTCGGCAGCACGTCCTTCCCGTTTGACGAGGAGATCTTCGCGCTGCATTTCGAGAACCAGCCCAACCTCGTCCGCGACGCGATGGTGTCCAGCGGCGCCATGGTCAACGACGCGTACATCGCGTCTCTGGTGCAGAACGGGAGCAACACCTACACCATGCCGTTCTACAACGCTCTGGCGGACGGCGACGAGGACAACTACGACGGGCAGACCGACATGACGACCGACCAGATCACCGGCGCGAGCCAGAGCGGCGTCGTGTTCGGCCGCATGAAGGCGTGGGAGGCACCCCAGTTCATCTCCGACTTCACCTCGGCGAAGCCCATGTCTGCGATCGCGGCGCGAATCGCGCCGTGGTACGTGCATCAGACTCAGAAGCGAATCATCGGAATCACCAACGCGGTGCTCGGCGTCACGAAGATGAAGAGCCATGCTGTGACCAAGACGGCGCTGAACGAGAACACCCTCTCCGACGTGACGCAGGAGATCTGGGGCGACAACAAGGACAATATCGTCATGGCGATCATGCACTCTGCGGTAGCCCAGGAGTTCGAGGATCTTAACCGCGCCAACTATCTGAAGTACACCGATCAGAACGGCATGACGCGCCAGGTGCGCACCATCGACGTGAACGGGATTCTGTGCATCATCGACGACGGCACGCCCTACACAGCGGCGAGCGGAGACGGCTCGACGCCGGCTACGTACGACACCTACCTGTTCGGCCGAGGTGCGCTGCGTTACGCGCCGGCTCCCGTGACCAAGCCCGTCGAGACGTGGCGCGACCCGAAGACGAAGGGCGGCGTCGACTTCATCGGCACTCGCAAGCGTGAGACGATCCATCCCAACGGCTTCTCGTTCGTCAAGCCGAGCGCGATGACCGAGTCCCCGACCAACGCCCAGCTCTTCGCCAAAGCGAACTGGGAGCTTGCGTACAGCGACCCGCGGGCCATCCTCATCGGCAAGATGACCACTCCCGGCCACGCGGCTTAGGAGAGCTAGCGATGACTGACGAGGAGATGCTATCCGCAGTCAAGATGCTGGTCGACGACGAGCGCTTCGACAAGTACGTCGAGCACTACCTCGACATTGCCAAGGGAGCCGTCGTATTCCGCATGTGGCCCTACGCAGACGCAGCATGGGACGACGTTCCGGAGAAGTACCATGCGCAGACTGTTGAGATCGCCGTCTACCTCGTCAACCGTCGCGGAGCGGAGGGCGAGACGAGCCATAGCGAGAGCGGGGTCTCCCGCAGCTACGAGTCGGCAGGCATACCTTCAAGCCTGCTGTTCGGGATCACGCCTCATGCGGGTGTTCCGAGATGAGGAACCTCGAAAGGGACACGCAGCCTGTCTACATAGCCAGGTTCGCGAGGCTCGAAGCCCAGGAGATCGACGGGAGGCTGACGGGTAAGAACGTGCCCGTACGCACAGCGCCCGCCTTGTTCTGGCCCAGCGTCTCGATGACCCGAGGCGAAGCGCAGGGAGCTTACTTCGGGGTTAACCTCGACTACGACAGGGTCATCACGATTGCCGACCCCGGCTTCGAGGCGTCCGAGGCCGATGTGCTGTGGATCGACGCAGAGGTTGGTGATCTGGGCAATCCGAGCCCGCATGACCACATCGTGAAGAAGGTCGCCCGCAAGGGCGGCTACACGGTGATCGCTGCCAAGCGGGTGGAGGTTCGCCGATGAAGATCTCCCTCGGGCTGTCGGCTGAGTCTGTCAAGGCAGCTGCTCGGCGACTCGATGAGTACGCGGAAAAGCTGGAAGGCAAGAGCGAGGAGCTTTGCCTGCGCTTGGCGGAGGCAGGCGTCGATGCAGCCGTCTCCCATGTCCGCAAAGACACGGGCGAGCTTGCAGGAGGCATCAGGTTCGAGAAGTCTGGCGACAAGGAGTACCTGGTCGTGTCCGAGGGAGAGTATGCGACGTTCGTCGAGTTCGGCACAGGCGTCGTCGGACAGGGCACCTATCCCGGCAATCTTCCTGCCGGATGGGGCTACGACGAGCGCAGGACGCCGGCTGCGCATGACTCGGCCGACCCCACGAGGTGGTACTACCGCGACCGGAACGGGGAGACGCGCAGCACGCGCGGTCAGACGGCGAACGCCTACATGGCCGCAAGTGCCGAGGAGATGAGGCAGGCGATCTTGGAGATTGCGAGGGAGGTGTTCAGAACGTGATCGACATCGAGGCAGGACTGTACGACGAACTTGCTCGGCTCGTCTTAGCTGAGTTCCCAGACGCATACGTTTCGAGTGAGCACGTAATCTCGCCGCCGAAGTTCCCTGCCGTTTTCATCGAGCAGACGTTCAGCAGCGAGGTTGACTCGCGTCGGGACTCCTCGGGAGAGGAGAACGCAAACGCGATCATCTGGACTGTAAACGTCTACAGCAATTCTGAGTCGGGCGCCAAGCAGGAATGCAGGGCGATCCTGGCGATCATCGACAAGCGCCTGCGCTTCTACAACATGAAGAGGCTCACGGCTCGCCCGATAGACAACGCAGCAGACCCGAGCATCTACCGCTACGTCGGCAGGTTCACGGGGCTGGTCGACAAAGACGGAAACATGTATTGGAGGTAAGGAAATGACCGAAAAGGCGCACAACACCAGCATGACGTACCTGATGAACTCCGCAAACGGTACGACCTATACGAAGCTCGTCGACATCAAGGAGTTCCCCGACCTCGGCAGCGCCCCGCCGACGCTCGACACCACTACCCTAAGCGACATGATGCACACCTACATCAACGACATCCTCGACACGGGCGGCGGCCTTGAGTTCACGGCCAACTACAAGCTGGAAGACTACAAAACGCTGCTTGAGCACGCTGGAAAGGAAGAGAACTACGCCGTCTGGTTCGGCGCCAAGAAGGAAGGCGAGGTCTTCACGCCCGACGGATCGTTTGGCAAGTTCGAGTTCAAGGGGGAGCTCTCCGTCTGGAAGAAGGGCGCCGGCGTCGGCGCGGTTCAGGACATGGGCATCTCCATCGCTCCGAGCACCGAGATCAAGCTCAACCAGGCCACAGGCGCCTAGCAGCTAGTTGACAGAAAGAGAGGTTCTGCAATGACTGACCCTACTGCATCCAAACTTGCGACCAAGATCACGTTCGAATGGAACGGAACTGAGTACACCATGGAGTTCGACCGGGACACCGTAGCCCAAACCGAGAAGGTTTTCGACGTGTCGATGGCCGAGGTCAACGCGGGCAAGATTACGGCGATGACGGGGCTGTTCTACGGCTCGTTCCTGAAGCATCATCCGAACATCAAGGCATCTACCCTTGACGCCATCTTGAATCTCATGCCTGACAAGGTAAAGCTGTTCCGCACCCTCACGGCAATGTACATCGTCTGCGTCAACTCGCTGCTAGAGGATTCCGACGAGGGAAAAACGATCAGTTGGACGGCAGTGTAGACGATCCGTCCAACAAGAAGGTATACGTCTACGCATCAGAGCTTTTCTGGGACACCTTTCCGACCTACCTGGCAATCGGGATGCCTGCGGACGAGTTCTGGCACGGAGATCCGAGGCTCGCCGCCTCATACAGAGAGGCGGAGAAGATAAAGAGAGAAAACCGCTATCTCGCGGAATGGCGAGCCGGGGTCTACGTTTTTGAAGCCCTCTATGCAGCAGCCCCAGCTTTCAGGGATTTTGGCGGGGGCACACCGCACGAGTATCCGCGTGACCCGATCTTCTCGGTGCTTGCCAAGCGGGAGACAACCGAGAGAGACGAGAGCAAGGCTCGGATGGAGAAGAACAAGGCCGTGTTCATGGCCTTGGCAGAGAAGATCAACGCCGAAATGGTTGAGCGGCAGGCTGCCGCCAAAGGGGAGTTTTAGAAGCAGGAGAGGTTTCGCTTTCTTTCAGCATCTACGAAGGGAAGCGATATGTCAGCGGAAGGAAGCATCGACAAGCTATCTATCGAAGTGTCGAGCACCGCTTCTGACGCTGTGCGCGGCATAAAAGACCTGAGCAGCGCCCTGGTCGGGCTTGAGTCGAGCATCGGGGGCAACGCAACAAAGCTGGCGGATCTCTCTCGCGGGATCTCGGCTTTGAAGAACGCCTCCTCGAACCTGCGGCTCGACAACCTCAAGCAGCTCAGTGACCTCAAGCTGAGCAGCAGCGTCGGCGGCAGCGTCAAATCGCTTGCGGCGGCCGTGTCTCTGATGCCCGCAGACTCGCAGGCGCGCTTGGCGCCGATTGCGTCCCTCAAGGCGCTTGACGGCGTGAAGATGAGCTCTTCGCTGGGAGGTAACCTGACGAAGATAGCGACGGCCCTCGCGTTCATGCCCACAGACACGGCCAGCAGAGTCGCGGGCCTCTCCACGCTAAAGCACCTAAGCGGGGTGAAGATCAGCGCAACGGTGCCGAACAACCTGCATAAGTTGGCGCAGGCGGTGTCAGCGTTTCCCCAAGGGGCTGGATCCCGCCTGACGGGCCTCGCCTCTGCGCTCCTCCCGCTCAAGCAGCTCAACGGAATGAAGATAACGACGGCCCTCAACGGACTCCGCGAGCTTCCCGCCGTCTTGAAGCAGTACGAGACGCTTAACGTAGGAAGCTTGGTGGCACAGCTCGATCAGCTCAATCCGAGGCTGAAGTCCCTCGCGGTCGCTGCGAACTCGCTGAAGACCGCGTTCAACAAGATGCCGAGCTCCCTTCGCACCGTCGCCGCCGCGACGAGAACCGTCACCTCTGCGAACGGCACGCTCAACTCGTCGATGAAGGAAACCGCCACAAGTGCCGTCTCCGTCATCGGCAAGTTCGGCACGCTCAACCTGGCCTTCCACTACCTCTGGAACGGCATGGCCTCATGCGTGAACGAGGTCAACAAGTACATAGAGAACATGAACCTCTTCGAGGCTTCGATGGGCGGGTACACCGAATCGGCTGCCGAGTTCGGCAATACAGTGCAGAACGTGATGGGCATTGACTTCGGGCAGTGGGCGCGAAACCAAGGTGTGTTTCAGACGCTGATCACAGGCATGGGCGACACAGCTGACAGGGCAGCCGTCATGAGTCAGCAGCTCACCCAGCTCGGTTACGACATCTCGTCGTTCTACAACATCTCCGTCGATGACGCGATGCTCAAGATACAGTCCGGCGTCGCAGGCGAGCTTGAGCCGCTTCGGCGCCTCGGCTGGGATCTCTCCGACGCCCGAATGAACTTCGAGCTGGCGAAGATGGGGATAGACAAGAGCACCCAATCCATGACGCAAGCTGAGAAGGTCGGTCTGCGCTACTACATGATCATGAACCAGGTGACGCAGGTTCATGGCGACATGGCGCGCACCATCGCCTCTCCCGCGAACCAGCTGCGCGTCTTACAGGCTCAGGTCACGCTTGCCGCGCGCGCAGTGGGCAGTTTACTCATTCCGATGCTCAACATGATATTGCCTTACGCGATTGCAGCGGCGAAGGCCATTCGCCTTCTCGCTCAGACGATTGCGAGCTTCTTCGGCATCGACGCGTCATTCGAGGTTGATTACTCGACGCTTGACACGAGCGGCATATCGACAGGCGGCGTCGATGACCTGACTGCCTCCCTCGATGACTCAGGTAAGGCTGCCGACAAGGCCAAGAAGAAGGTACAGGAGTACAAGAACACCGTCATGGGCTTCGACGAGCTCAACAAGCTCAACGATACGCCTGAGAGCGCCAGCGGAGACGCAGGAGGAGGCGGTGCAGGGAGCGGCGGGGGCGGCGGCCTAGACCTGCCCCTCGACACGTACGACTTCCTCGCCGGCCTTGATGATTACATCACAAAGCTCAGCGACGGGCTCGCTGACAAGATGATCGACGGCCTGAAGAAGATCGCACCTGCGGTGGCGGGGATCGGAGCGGGCATCGGAGCATGGAAGATCGGCAAGGGCCTTATCAGCGGCCTGGACGCGCTTTCAGGCAAGCTGAAGGTCGCTGGCGGCAGCGCTATGAGGCTGGCTGACAACCTGTCAAGGTCTGGCAACCCGTCCAAGATGAAGATCGGTGGCCTGGTAGGCGACATAGGCATCGGCCTGGGCTTCGCCGCTGCGAAAGCCGGCGACATCGCCAAGTCGATTGGCGGGCTGAAGCTGGCCGGTGTCGCAGCCGCAGTCGCGGTCATCGTCGGCCGCACAGCAGACCTCTGGCTCAACAGCGAGAGGTTCGGGGACGGCGTTGCTCAGATCTGCGGATGGCTCGAAGAAGTGCCTGGCCTGATTGCGGGCATACCCGATGTCTTGGGCGGAATAGCTGAGCTCGCCTTGAGCGCGGCTGGTGCCTTCGCCGACTGGGTGAGGAGCCTCACCGGGATCGACCTCTCCTTCTTGGAGCCTGTCATCAGCGCCTTCAAGGAGCTCTCCGACTTCGTCGGGGACAAAGCCTCGGGCGTGGTGCGTGCGCTCAACCTGGACTTCGCAGACCTCGGCATAACCGTCGCAGGTCTGGCGATGGTGATCAGCGGCGTCGGTGCCCCGCTTGGCGCCGCGCTCCTCGCCTTCGAGGCGGTGACGCTCGCCGTCAGGGCGATTGGCTACGCCGCCGACCCGTGCGTGGAGAGCATGGACGCTCTGGCAGGCGCGTCCGAGGAGACAGCAGGCAAGCTCGGCACGTCCCTCGACTCGATGGAGAGCGCTATCAATGAGATCGACCAGATCAGCTTCAGCGATGCCGTCGTGACGGATGAGGACGTTCAGTCTGTCGGCGACAAGTGCGCCGACATACGCGACACGATTCTCAATAACCTCGACGCGAAGCGCAACGAGGAGCTTTCGCAGATTGACGCGATGGCCGGCTTCATGACAGCGGAGGAGATCGAGAGCGCGAAAGCTCGCGTGAACGAGTCCTACGACCAGCAGAAAGCAGCCATTGCGTCAGGCACGCAGGAGATCAGCGAAATACTCAACGCCGCGAAGGAGAACGGCGTAGCCCTCTCGCAAGAGCAGTCCGCCCGCGTCAACGAGATCCTTGACCAACAGTATCAGCAGCTCATCGAGACCTCAGGCGCCTCCTCGGAGGAGATCGCGAAGATCAACGAGGCCATGAGGAACAACAGCGAAGCTGCGGCTCTCGAAGCTGCGAGCAGCGTCATACAGGAGGCTCAGCGCGTTCGCGACGAGCGCAAGGCAACTGCGGAGGAAGACTACGCGAATCAGGTCGCTGTCGCGCAGAAGATGCTCGAAGCCGGCGACATCGACAAACAGCGCTACGACGAGATCGTCGCTGCCGCGGAAGAGGCGAAGAACCTGACGCTTCAGCACGCAGACGAACAGTATCAGGGCATCGTTGACAAGACGGAGAGCGGCCTCGGCGAGGCTGCCAACAAGTTCGACTTCGAGACCGGCGAGATTAAATCCAACTGGGACGTGTTCTTGTCAGACCTCGGAAGCTGGTGGGATGGGTTCAGCTCTGACTTCGGCAACAGCTGGAACAGGGCCTGGTCTGACGCCGGCAACAAGTTCGAAGGCTTCAAAAGCGATGTCGGCAACGCTTGGCAAAGCCTCTGCTCTGACATAAACAGCTGGTACAGAAGCAATTTGGAGCCGACGATCAGCGATGTCAAGTACGCGTTCCAGGTAGCTGGCAACGCGATAGGAGGTTTCTTGTCAAATCCTGTCGGCACCATCAAATCTGCGTGGGGAGACCTGTGCTCCTGGTTTGATCGAAGCATCGTGAGACCCATCCAGAGCCTGTTCAGGAGCATGCACATCGAGATCCCAGCGCCGAAGCTACCTCATATCGAGTGGAGCTGGCGCGAGTTCTCGGGCCCGTTCGGAAGTATTTCCATCCCGGAGTTCAACGGCATCAGCTGGTACGCGCAAGGCGGCTTCCCGACATCGGGCCAGCTCTTCATGGCCCGCGAGGACGGCCTGACTGAGATGGTCGGCACAATGGGCGGCAAGTCTGCGGTCGCGAACAACCAGCAGATCGTGGAGGGCATTGAGCGCGGCGTGATCAGCGCTATGCTCCAAGTCCTGCCCAGCTTCCAGCCTAGTCAAGACGGCGACGTGACGATGGTGCTCCAAGTGGGCAACGAGGTGCTTGCGCGCGCTGTCAACAAGGGCAACGCGTCCATGGCGCGTCGCGGCCAATTGAAACCCGAGATCCAATTCGCATAGGAGGTGTGCCATGCCAATGCTCTACGTCGGATCGTCTGCATCCAGCCTGACTCCCATATCCCTCGACCCAGCGCAGCTCACATGGGGCCTTCAGGACATCTCCGCAGCCGACGCGGGTCGCGTGCAGGATGCCGGCAACACCATGTACAAGATGCGGACGAGCCAGAAGCGCAAGATGAGCATCACGTGGAACTTCCCGACGGCCGCCCAGGCATCGGAAATCCTCAAGGCGTTCAACCCCGAGTACGTGTACGTGCGATACCACGACCCGATGGAGAACAGCTGGAACGTCCGCCAGTTCTACGTCGGAGACAGATCCGCCCCGTTCAAGTGGTTCAACCTCAAGGCGAGGGGGACGCGTCACGCGACGCTCTCCTTCGACATCATCGAGCGGTAGGTGGTGCGGAATGCTCAGCACAAGCTTCGAGTTCCGCACAAAGATCGCCCAGAACTCAAAGACGATGTTCAAGGCGACGCTCAGACTCGCAAACGGAAACACCAGATACCTTGTCGGCGACGACATCATGATGGGCAGCGTCTCGTTTGATGACGCCGTGTCGAGTGATGAGTCGTTCGACATCGGCGCCGCGATCATCAACAAGTTCGGCGTGACGCTCAACAACTACGACCGACGCTTCGACGAGTACGACTTCGAAGGCGCGACGATCTCACCATACGTAGGCGTGCAGCTCGACAGCGGCGGCGTCGAATGGCTTGGCAAGGGAGTCTACGGTGTCGACAAGCCCGAAGCCTACGGCAGCACAATAGGGCTCGTGGCGCTTGACAACATGAGGAAGTTCGAGCATCCCTACTCGGACGTTGCGACGAGCTACCCCGCCACGCTCGGCACCATCGTAGCTGACATCTGCCGAAAGTGCGGCGTGACGTTGAAGGCGAGCAATTTCGTCAACAGCACATACGTCGTGAGGGAGCGTCCGGAAGACGACGCTCTCACGTGCTTGCAGATGATCGCGCACGCGGCGCAGGCGTCGGGAAACTTCGCTCGCTGCAACGCGAGCGGACATCTCGTGCTCGACTGGTACAACACGGCGGCATTCGAGATGGAGGACTGGATCGACGGCGAGGAGTTCGACAACGCGAAGCCTTACGCCAGCGGCGACACGGCCGACGGAGGCAACTTCGACAGCTATGGAAGCGGAGACGCCGTTGAGGGCGGTGAGTTCGGCGCGAACGTCTACGCTAGCCTGTTCGCTCTCGCCAGCGAGACCATCTGCACTGACGATGTAGTCGTGACAGGTGTGAGCGTCACCGCCCAAGACGAACGAGATGACGACGGAACTGCTGGCGAGGAGGGCGAGACAGCTCTCTACGGCTCGCAAGGCTATGTGCTGTCAATCGAGGAGAACCCGCTCATCCTGTTCGGCGAGGCCAGTACCGTCGCAAGGCAGGTGGGCATTCGCGTCGTCGGCATGCGGTTCAGGCCCTTCGGCGTGAGCGCCATCGGGAATCCCGCTGTAGAGGCGGGAGACCCCGTGATCCTCACAGACAGGCTCCAGAATCAGTATCGCAGCTACCTTACGTCCCTCACGTACAAGGTCGGCAGCTATGAGGCGTTCTCCTGCGGGGCCGAGTCCCCTAGCAGAAATCAGGCGACGTCGTTCAGCGCCACGACAAAGGCCGTGGTAAAGATGAGGAACGCCCTGAAGCGGGAGAAGACCGCGCGCGTGCAGGCGGTTGAGAACCTTGCAGCGGAACTTGCCGAATCATCTGGGCTGTACATGACCACGGAGATCAAAACTGATGGGTCTACGGTCTACTACATGCACGACAAGCCGACCTTGGCGGAATCCAGGATCGTGTGGAAGCTGACGGCAAACGCCTTCGGCATTTCAACTGACGGAGGCAGGACGTATCCGTACGGCCTCGACGTGAACGGTGACGCGATACTCAACAGGATCTACGCCATCGGTCTCGACGCCGATTACATCAGGACAGGTGCCCTCGTCGTGAGGAGTGAGGGTAAGACCGTCTTCAGCGCTGATGTGGACACCGGCATCGTCTCGATTGCCGGAGACTGCGTGACAATTGGCAGCGAGAAGCTGACGGAGTCTATCAACGGCATCCGCGCGCTGTACGGCACCTGCACGACCGCCCAGGCCACTACGGCGAAGTACGTCACGTGCAGCGGGTTCTCACTCAGGGCGGGGGCCGTGATCAACGTCAAGTTCACCTACAGGAACACGGCCTCCGACCCGACGCTGAACGTCAACGGCACGGGTGCCAAGCCCATCTATTTGAACGGTGCAGCGCTCACGTCCGATTATTACTGGGATGTGCAGGACGTGATCACTTTCGTCTACTCGGGAAGCTACTGGTACGTTGTCGATGCCGGAGCGCTGTCGAAGATAAAGGCCACGTCAGACTCGATAACGCTCAACGTGAGCAAGACTTATGCGACGAAGAGCGAGCTGACGGTAGGGTTGAACTCGATCAGTTTGAGCGTGAGCAACGCGCGCCTCGGGAACACCGCGAGCATAGTCCTTTCCGCCAACGGCAAGAGCACTACGCGGACGATCGACCTCACGGGCGTGCGCAACGCGTTCAAGAACGACAACACGGCCATAACCATCACAGCAGGCACCGTGACGTTCAACAGCAACACGTTCGTGGTGAACAGCTCTTACTTCAAGGTCACGAGCACGGGCGTCATCACAGCCACCAGCGGGAAGGTCGGTGGTTTTACCATCAGCTCGTCTCAGATCTACAACGACAAGATGACGCTGAACTCAAGCGGCCTGCATCTTAAATACGGCTCAAACAATACGCAGTTAGGGCTTATCGGTACAAATACCTTGGCTACCGATTATTCGAAGTACGGCTTGAATTTCGATCTCGAGCCAGCTGGCGCGTATATGACATGGGCGACTAGGACGAGTTCAAGCGCAGCGAACTACGCCATGAAGCTCACCTACGCAAACAAGAGTCTGCCGATGTCAGGCGGTGGGTCGTGGACAGCCGGCCGCCTGCACGTCGCGTGCAACACGGACTTCCACAACTACAGGGCGTACAACCTCTGGATTGACCCCAACACAGGCGGTGCGAGCGGAGGCGTCAGCATGAGGATGCCCTTCATTCAGATCACCAGTATGAGCAGCAGCGGCTCTGCCGCCTATTGGTACACGAACTGCTATCTCACGTTCAAGAACGGCTTGCTCACAGACGCGGTAGCGCACACGGGATAAGGAGGAAACCATGTCCACAGAACCTTTGTATGACGCCACGGAAGGAATCCCGCCGGATCAGTCCGAGGCGACTGAGCCTGAAGGTCAAGCGCCGGACGGGATCAACGAAGAGCTTGAGCAGATCAACAGGAAGCTAGATCTGATTCTGTCAACGCTTCAGGGATAGGAGAGACGACGATGAAGTATTCGAACCACGACATGGAGCAGATGCTCGACGCCGTCGAGCATCACCTGGATCGCAGGGACGTCATCGGCTACGCCGCGGCACGGAACTCGCGCATCTTGCGCGACGAGCTGAGGGAGTACCTAAAAGTTCGCGACGAGTTAGTCATGAAGTACGGCGAGGCGGACGTTGACGAGAAGGGTAACCCGATTGGCTCGGTGTCCCTTCAGGTCACCTCCGAGAAGTTTCCCGACTTCCTCGACGAGATCGGGCGGTTCTCAACCATCGAGCACGAGCCCGATCTCTTCAAGTTGAAGTATGACGAAGCGATCGGGCAGCTCAGCGGCAAGGAGCTGCTTGAGCTTGAGTGGATGTTCGAGGACTAGAAGGCGATTCTCGCAAGTGCTCGCGCAGGTACCGCGGCAAGGAGGATCGAAAGGAGGTGATGCAGATGCTTGATGTATCGGCGTTCGTGCCGAGCCTGATCTCGGCCCTCATAACATTTGCGGGTGCGTACACGGCCTTCTCGGCACGACTCGCGAAGGTGGAGACGATGATCGACGGCCTGTCGAAGAGCGTCGAGAAGCACAACGGCGTGGTGGAGCGTACTTTCAAGCTCGAAAGCGACATGGCGACCATGTGGCATCGCCACGACGAGCTCAAGGATGACCTCGAAAAGGTTAAGGACAAGATGTAGGAGGAAGAGAGATGAACATCAATTGGAAAGCGAGAATCAAGAACAAGGTGTTCTGGCTTGCGATCATCCCCGCGCTTTTTCTGTTCGTAGAGCAGGTGGCTGGCATCGGCGGTGTGACGTTGGACCTCACCGCGCTGCAGGATCAGATCGTCGCTGCGGTCGGCACCGTGTTCGCCATTCTCACCATCCTCGGAGTCGTCATCGACCCGACGACGGAGGGCTTGGGAGACAGCTTGCAGGCCATGTCCTACAAGCGACCCAAGACGCTCGAAGAGCAGATCAAGGGCTGACCGACAATGGGCCGCATGTCAAAAGGCGGTCTTGCGATCTTGGCTCTCGTCATCTTGGCCTGCCTCGCGACAGCATGGCTCGCGGGGCGGGCTGACGACCGACAGGTTGCAAGCGACGACGCGAACGACTTCTTGACGCCGGTGAGCGACGTGACAACTCACGAAGTCGTGGAGACCTTTCGGTTCAGCAGTGAGGCCGACATGCAGCTTCCCGAGCTTCCGACGGGATGCGAGGCCACGGCGCTCGGCACGACCCTCCGTCTGAACGACATTCCAGCCACGAAGGCGGAGGTGGCTGATGCCATGCCGAAGGGCGACGGCTCAGACTTCGTCAACCGCTTCTGGGGAGACCCCTGTACGCCTTACGGGTGGGCTTGCATGGCGCCTTGCGTTGTCGACACGGCAAAGGTCTTCCTGCCGTCGGACAAGACGGTCTTAGACCTGAGCGGAACCCCGCTCTCGTCCCTCCCCGCCCCGTGCGTCGTGTGGGTGACCATCGGCATCGAGGAGGGCGTTCCCTCAGGCTACGAGCAGAGCGGGTACCGCCTCTTGGAGAACCCCCACTGCGTGACGCTGCTCGCCGTCGGCGAGGATACCGTGACGTGCTACGACCCGCTGGAAGGACTTGAAGAGTACCCGTTCTCGAAATTCGAAAACGCATATGCGGCGAACGGTCGACAGGCCGTGTACATAGCCGACAGAGGCTATGCGCCGTTGGAATAGATTGGAGTGACTGACTATGCCTCTTCCGCTTTACGAGCGCTTCGCGCAGGTGATGGAGCACTTGTGCCGTCACGACGGCGACGGCGGTCACGGCTACACCTGGGATGCGCGCTGGGGTGACGGCACATACGAGACCGTCACTCTTTCCGATGGCTCCGAGGCGCAGGTCGCCAACGGCGACCGCGACTGCTCATCTGGCATCATCTCGGCGCTGAAGGCCGTGGGCGTCGACGTTCACGGCGCGACCTACACGGGCAACATGCGCTCGTGCCTGATGAAGACCGGGCTTTTCGAATGGGTTCCCATGGCCGTGAACCGTCCAGCCAAGCGCGGCGACATCTACCTCAACGAAGCGAGCCACACGGCCATGTGCACCAATGACAGCCCTGACATGCTGTGTCAGTTCAGCATCAACGAGAAGGGCACCGTGCACGGCGGGAGGAAGGGCGACCAGACGGCTCGCGAGAGCAACTTCCGCGCTTACTACAGCTACCCGTGGCACGGTCGCCTTTGCTGGAAAGATCGCGGCGGCACAGCCGTCGTCTCGAAGCCTGCGACCAACACGCCACCAGCGGCTGCAGGAGACCTTGAGGTAGATGGTTACTGGGGCAGGCTCACCACCGCAGCCCTGCAAAGGGCGCTCGGCACTCCCGTCGACGGCATCGTGTCAGACCAATACGTCGGATACAAGGCGAATAACCCGGGGCTCGACTCGGGCTCCTGGGAATGGCACCGAAGCACCCGCGAGGGCAGCGTGGTCGTCCGCGCGCTTCAACGCAAGGTCGGTGCGCGTGTTGACGGCATCGCGGGCGATGAGACGTTCAGCAAACTGCAAGCCTGTCTGGGGACTCCCGTCGACGGGGTGATCAGCTCTCCGAGCTCATGCGTGAAAGAGCTGCAACGTCGCCTGAACGCGGGGATCTTCTGACGAAGGCCATCGAATGCCGTAGCTGGCAGAGAGGAGGCAAGAAATGGCAATCCAGCACAGACGAGGCGTTTTCAGCAAGTTCGACCCTACACGCCTTCTGCCAGGAGAGTGGGCAATAGTCTTGTCCGGCGATGCGTCGGCGAGCGACGGACGGGCAGCCTACATCTGCTTCGCGGCAGGAACAGTCAAGCGAATAGCGACGTTCGAGGACATGGTCGAGAACATAGCGAACGCAAACGAAGAGCTCATAGAAGAGCTCACGTCGAACGTGGGCAAGGCGACGACTGCGGCGAACACGGCCACCGCTAACGCGAACACGGCGACTGCGCGCGCCAATACGGCTACGACGAACGCCAACAGCGCAACGACAGCGGCGAACAACGCCGCGAAGGCGGCAAACGATGCGGCTGCAAGTGCGAGAACTGCGGGCACCGCCGCGAACAACGCGGCGTCGTCTGCCAGCAACGCAGCCAAGGCGGCCAACGACACTGCATCCAGCTGCAGGACAGCTGCCAGCAGCGCTGACGAAGCAGCCGAATCCGCGAATCTGGCGGCTTCCCGCGTTGAGGGCGCTGCCACAGCCGCGAACAACGCCGCGAGTGCAGCCGACACCGCCGCCGGAAAGGCGAACACGGCGGCAGACGCGGCTAATGCGGCGGCCGCCAACGCGAACATCGCTCGCACGGCCACAGAAGCTGCCACTACCAGAGCAAACGATGCGTCAGGCAGAGCCAATACCGCCGCAGACGAGGCCGAGGCGTTCCTCAACGGCTTCGTGGTTCAGTACGACAACTTGTCGGACGAGTGCAAGGACATCATCGCCCAATCGGCAGGAACTGGCGCATCGGTCATCAGCGACGAGCAGGGAATCGCCATCGTCGACGACATGGCGTCGGTCATCGTCGTCGGCCGAGAGAACGGCGTGCTCAGCGATGCTGAGGGCATTTCGATAATTGACGACATTTTCGAGTAAGGAGGAGACATGGCTGAATACAACGAGAGCGACCTGGTTACCGCCGGCACGCTCGACAAGATGCTGAGGCGCTTCGCCACCCTCATAGGCAATCCGAGTGCGGCGAAGCCTCACTACAACGCCGAGACGGGCCGCTATGACAACCTGGGCGACTGGCTGTCCCTCATGGCGGACGGCCTCGTGTACGGCGTGCAGATCCCGCGCTACGCCTACTCGCCCGTAACGACCGCCATCAAAACGGGGGCGAACGCCGGCCTCGTGCTCGAAGAGTCCACGGAGACATCGGCCGGCCGCAACGACTACGACGGCAAGCTGCTGTTCTGCTGCGTGCGCGTGAACGGCGGCGTCGACGCTGACGGCATGCCCTATGTCACGGCAATCGAGGGTTATGACGACCGTTTCAACGAGAAGCTGTACAACACCTACGCGCTCACGGCGGTCTACTACTACAGAGTCACGAGGGATGCCAGCTACGACCATTGCGAGTACACCGACACGCCGCGAACGGGGTTCAAGCCGTGCTACGGAGCGTACACGGCAGACGGCAAGCTTCGCCCGTACATCCTGCGCGCTTGCTACATGGATTCGGATGGGACGATGGACTCAAAGAGCGGCACCGTGCCCGGGGCATGGTACGGCGGCGTGGTGGACAACCGCGTACAGCATTGCATGTCCAACGACTTCAGCTGGTCGAAGAACCGATCATCTGACGGCCTCACCTATCTCACTTATGGTGATATTACCTACCAGGAGGATTTCATGTCGCTCATGCTCGGAGTTAAGGCTCCGAGGGAGAAGGCTGTCGGCTGCGTGTCCTACGACTTCCAGTACACGGTCGCGGCAGCCGAAGAGGGCGTCAAGCGCGTGCTCCTGACCGATGCCCAGGCGTCGAACATCCTAGTTGGCAGCTCCGTATCCATTGGCGACGGCAGCGCGGCCACGACAGATCGCTACCAGGTCGTGCTGCACAACATTGCGAAGTCAGCGAAGGTGCTCTCCAAGGTAGCGCAGGGAGACGGCACAACCGCAGTCAACCTCGACCTCTCGGCGAACGTCGACATTCCGGCCACGGCCACCGTGAAGACGATGCCTTGGCGAAACGGCTCCTGCGACGGCGTCTTGGGCACGTTCGGCTCCATGACGGCTGCTGGCCTGACGAACGGCCGCATGCCGTTCAAGTTCCAAAACGTCGAGTGGAATCTGGGGCTTTACGAGACGCTTGTGAACATGTACTCAACAGCGACGGTCGAAGAGACTGAGGCAACGCACCTGTGGCGCATCGCGCCCGACATATCAGCGTGCACCGGCATCAACGCCGGGGCTGGCTGGACGGCGCTCGACCAGAAGACGACGGGCCAGATCAACAACTGGCGCTACATCAAGGACTACGTCACGGAGAAGGGCGCGCGCGTGCCCGAGAACGTAGCAGGTACCTCCACGACCGGGTACCGCACCGCATGGTATCCCTCGGCCTCTGCGGGAGACCGTGCTACCTTCGTGGGCGGCCCCCTGTACACTGGCGCGCATGCGGGCGTTGGCTGTGTGCTCTCGTACAACGCCTTGTCGAGCGCGACCTGGCACTTCGGCGGGCGCTCCTCTGCAGTTGGGCATTCGGCGCCAGCCGAATAGGGGTGAATTTTCCGAAGGAAAAGAGGGGGCGATAGCCCCCTGTAAAGAGGGCGAAGCCCTCGAACCTATCGGGCAGATTCAGCATCTCCGAGAAGTAGGTCAAGGATCGCGGCGCGCGCGCCCCTTGACATGCCGACAAAAAAAAACCTATCGTGTTTTCCCGTGGGGAACGTGACCGCTCAGCTCGCTTTTGTTTCCGCTCGTGGGCGGCAACCTGAACAATGGCGCGAATGCGGGCGTTGGCTGTGTGAACTCGAACAACGCCTTGTCGAACGCGAACTGGAACATCGGCGGGCGCTCATCTGGGGAGAAGAACTCTTTCTCTCAGGTTACGTTCACCCTCCTTGAACGTGGAGGGCTTCGCCACGGTCAACTGACCGAAATCGGCTATTTGCCCAGCTCCCTAGTAGCGCACGCGAACGGGAGCCAAGTCCCCAGAGGTGGGGTTCTGCGGGCGGGAAGGTGAGAGATGAAGACGTACTGCAAGGGGGTGAGGATAATGGGAGACGAGCACCTTGAGCTCGCCTACGGCGAGTTCTCGAAGGGCAACAGGAACAGGGCCGAGTTCCACGAGTTCTTCGCGATGCCCAAAGACGTGCTGTTCGCTGAGGTGAGGAGCATGGTTGAGCATCGCGCCTTGAGGCTGCCTCCTATCACGTACTTCGAGCGTACGGAGCCGACCAACGGCAAGACCAGGCTCATAGGCAGGGCATCGGCAATGCAGCAGTTCCTTGACTACGTGTGCGTCCTTGCCCTAAGCGAGCTTTTCGAGGCGAAGGTGGGCTACCATCAGTGCGCGAGCGTTCGCGGCAAGGGACAGAAGCACGCGAGGCGCTACATCGAGAAGTGGGTGCGCGACGCCCGCGAGACGGTATACGCCAAGATAGACATCAGGAAGTTCTATCCGAGCGTGGATCGCGAAGTTCTGTTCTCGATGCTCGAACGCGACGTGCGCAACGACGACTTGGTATGGCTCATCGAGGCGCTGGTGTCGACCCACAGGGTCGGCTTGAACATAGGCAGCTACCTCTCCCAGTACCTTGCCAACTACTACCTGTCAGGAGCCTATCGCTACGCCTGCGAGCTGTTCCGCATTCGGAAGGGCCGCAGGGGCAATCCCGACAAACGCGAGAAGCTGGCAGACCACGTGCTGACCTATATGGACGACTGGCTGTTCGTGGGGCATGACAAGGCGAACTTGAAGTCAGCGGTGCGAAAGGTGCAGAAATTCGTCGAGCGCGTGTTGCACGTGATGGTCAAGCCGTGGAAGGTCTGCCACATCGACTGCGAGCCGATAGACATGGTGGGATATGTGTTCAGGCGGGGTAAGACGACGATACGCGCCGGCATATTCCTGCGAGCCCGCAGGGCGATCATGCGGGCAAGCCGCGCCAAGTGCATCACGCCCCACATAGCGGCTCGCATAGTCTCGTACTGGGGGTATTTCAAAGTCACGGCGACGCGCGGCTTCCGCGACGCGAACCGATTGGGCGCGCTGGTGGCCGAATGCTGTCGAGTTATTTCAGCGTCCGCCAAGAATAAGAAAGCCACGGCAACGACGCTTTATTTCGCAATTGCTTTGTAAGACATTGCCTGAGAAAGAAGGTGCTTGATGGAGAGAACCTACAGTTCAGAGCCGCTTGAGCGGTTCACCTACCATCCGCAATGCGACGGCACCGCCGTCGTCTACCTGCACGAGAACATCGAGAAGAACGTCGCGGACGCCCCCGAGGGCGAGGACCGCGAGTTCTGGACGGCCGACGAGGCCATGACGCGCACGACGCTTCCATTCGAGGACGTGGAGGCGAACTTCGACGCGCTTTGGGTCAAGGCCGAAAAAGAGGCCACGCCGTTCGAGGAGCGCTTGTCAAGCGTCGAGGAGCTGATTGACGCGACCATGGCCGTGGTGCTCGGAGAGGAGTAA